TAACAGCATTAGAGTTAACTAATGTTACATTTGGCAATTCAGACTTTAATGTAGGAGTAGGTGTATCCGGATCTGTAGATGTAACATTAACATTTAATCATACACTTAATGGTTCTTTAGGTGTTTTACCGACTAATGCAGGGTCACAGCCTGTTCGTGCTGGATTTTTTAATTTATCTACCAATGTTGGTGGGTATATAATACCTGCGGGGTATATAGGTCAATCCAGTGCATCAAAAAGTGTCTCTGTACCGGTATCGTTCAGTATATCTGATGAATCTTTAACATCGAAGTATATTCAAGTCGATGCTGAAGATTATTTAAGTGTTGGTGTATCCTCTTTTACTAAATATTTATCTTTTTATGCAGATAGATATGTTTATAATCTATCATGGGTTCAGGAGGAACAAGGACTTGTAAATACATGGGGTGGTTATAACCAGGCCTATTTTAGTTGGGCCGAATATAACGCAGGTAATTGTACTCCACCTTACGGCAGACAATGTATTGTTGGTACTAACGCTAAAGGTTGTAATACATATAATACTGCGGTTCATTTTGATTGTGGTATTAACTGTAGACATCCAAATCATGGTATAGAATCTACAATATGGAATGAAGGAACATCGGGTTCAATATGTGGTCAGGATTCTTGGTCAGGATTAAAACATACTGCAAGTAATGGTGAGACTTGTTTTACTACTGTAGTGGCTAATGATCATTGTAATGTGGTAAGTACTGTTTATTTAACTAATTATACTCTATTTCCTCAGATTTGTACTACTGTCTGTGTAGGTGGTTATAACGATGATGCTATAACTGAAGTTTTAGGTGTATCAACTGATCATCCAGCTTATCCATACTGCTATCCAGGGGTTGACACTGATTATGCATGGGTTTGTTTTCAACCTATGGCAGACGGTGGAACTGAATGTGTACCTGGTAACGTCTGTGCAGGGGGTAACGTCTGTGTAGAGAATTGGGCATCTAATAATGACGGTTATTCCGGAGCGGAAGCGCCCGCTGCTGGTTATGGCTGTACAGCAGGATATAATTATAGTAGCTGTGTAGCTGCACTCGGAACAGAGGCAGGATGCGCAGATTGTACAGTAGCAGATACATACACTTACGACCCGTGTGCGAGTACATACTACGACCCGTGTGCGAGTACATACTACTCCTCGTGTGCTTATACTCAACCTACTTATACTCAGTATAATTGTAGTACCTGTACTATTACTGCAGCTGCAGCTGCAACATGGAACTCATGTTTAACTACTCAGACAACTTGTGTTAATCAGACATATACAGGTGTTCCAGCATTAAACCCTGAAGTATACCCTGGCTCTCCAGGATGTGAGTCATGTATTGGTTATACAGACAAAACGTGTAGATCTTCATTTTTTAATGTATCTACAGGATATGCTACTGATTATGAATCCCAAATATATAATATGAGCACAGCTACATCAGGATCTAGTTCTTGTACTACGTCCTCGGTAGAAGCTACTGGAGTATCGTGTGCCACAGCAGCGAATGGATGTTTAGTATTTGAAAAATGTAAATGGTGTCTAGGATCTTTAATAAGTAATACTACTGTTAATACTTCTATCGGTTTAACTGATTGTGTTGGTCCATGGAACTCTGAAGCAACCCCGGCTAATGTAAATTCAAGTTCATTTACTGTTTTAGATACATATGAATCATCTCAGGGATGGCTTAGTTCTGAGTATGTGCCAGCGGGTTTCTCAGGTGGTTTTATACAAGACTCAACTACAAGAAAAACATTAAGTTGGTGGTTTCATGATCCTAATATTGCTAATGATGTGAATCCTAATATTACACCAAATCTCTATGGCTTATATTCATACAACTACGCTACCGATACTATGGCCATAGTGACTGCGGCAAAAATAACACAGCCTGTCTACAACCCAGCAGTTGGTAGTTGTATATATAGTTCGTTACCAGGTACTATTGAGTCTAATCAATCATTAACAACAAGTAATGCTACCAACCTTGCCGAAATTAATGCATGGCAAACCTCTACTCTAATTACAGCTGCAGAACAGCAATTATTTGCAAACATGGAACAGTATAACCTATCATATCTTCAGTCTGATGTAATATCTGCACTAGATGGTCTTGTACTTACACCAACCTTAAATTCTACGGATATTGGCTATAAGAATGTTAAACCGGGTTCAGTATCTATCACATTAGGAGCAGCAGGCTCTAATTAAATTGGGAAATATTTATGAAATACATTATACTATTTACAGCGAAAGGATGTCCACCGTGCGAACATGAGCTGGAGGAACTTAATAAACATAACAAATTAACATCATTTAATCATAAAGATGATAGATTTATGATTGTTAATCTACAGGATACAGGACATAGAATATGGGCAGAATTACTACAACCCAAAATGACCCCCTGTACTATAATTCTTAATACAGGATTAGATATCCACGTTGATAAGACATTCGAAGGAGTGGGTTGTATAGATAATACATGGAAATATTTAAATTACAAAACAGAGTGGGGTTAGAATAATGATTGAACGATTTATACACGTTAACACTTCTACAGGGGTTAAGAATACTATCCTTAATACACTAGAGGAAGGTATTAAAAACATAGGTGTTTCGTCAGCTGACGACTTAAAACTACTTGAAGAGAATAAAATACCTATATTGAAATCAGACTCGGTTATAGAAGATAAAGAATATAATTATAAGAAAATTTCAGATGATACTTCTATAGAATCATTTATGGCACCTAGAATGAATACAGATGACAACAGCTAATTTTATAGATAACAGAAGAACGATATGTGCTGTATGTGAGTTTAGAAAGAGTGTAGGTGTTGATATATGTTCTAAATGTGGGTGTATTATAGAAGGTAAGATTAGATTAAAAGGATCTAAATGTCCTATTAATAAGTGGACTTCTATATAAATATAAATAACACTAACAATACATAATAGAAGAAGAATAATATGTCTATTCCAAACTCACGACAAACCCTTATTAACTACTGCCTAAGACAGTTAGGTGAACCTGTACTTGAAGTGAATGTTGATGAAGATCAACTACAAGACCGAGTAGATGAAGCTCTACAATATTGGCAGGAATATCATTCGGATGCCCATAAGAAGATATTTTATACTCATCAGATAACAGCCTCTGATAAAACTAATAAGTATATCGATCTGTCTGATCAGATACTATGGGTAGATAGGATATTACCTGTAGATGGTTCTGGGTCTAATTTCCTCTTTGATATTGAATATCAGATGAGATTGTCAGATATGAATCGTCTTATGTCTATGGGTGGTATCGCTGAATATACTATGATGCAACAATCATTAGCATTATATGATATGAAACTAGGATCCGGATTATCAGAGGGTATTAGATTTTCTAGACATGAAAATAAACTATTCTTAGATGTATCAGATTCAGACTTAATAGTTGATGAACATATTGTTGTATCTGCATACTCTATATTAGATCCTACTACAGTACCAGCACTCTATAATGATAGATTACTAAAGAAATATACTACAGCTCTTATTAAACGTCAATGGGGTCAAAACCTTATTAAGTTTGATGGTATGGTACTTCCGGGTGGTGTAACACTTAATGGTAGACAAATGTATGATGATGCTAATACAGATATTGATAAGATTGAAGAGACCATTAGGTTAGAGTATGAGCTTCCTATAGACTTTGCAATGGGTTAATAGTTATGGCCACTAACGTATTTTTCAACCACGCTGTCCGTTCTGAACAAAATCTATACGAAGATATTATAATAGAATCGTTAAAGATGTTTGGTCAGGATGTTTTGTATATTCCAAGAGAAGTTATTACAAAAGATGAACTATTAAACGAAGATTATGCTAGGTTTACTGATACCTATACTGTTGAGATGTATATAGAGAATACAGATAATTGGGAAGGTGAAGGTGATCTAATGTCTAAGTTTGGTCTACAGATAAGAGATCAAGCTACTTTTATATGTTCTAAAAGAAGATGGGAAAAAGAAATATCCCTATGGAATGTTTCTAATATTGATAGACCTAAAGAAGGAGATTTACTATATCTTCCATTGACCTCGAACTTATTCCAAATATCATTTGTAGAACATGAACAACCTTTTTATGCATTAGGTAATTTACCTGTATATAAATTAAATGCAGAATTGTTTGAATATTCAGATGAAGAATTTGAAACAGGTGTTAGAGAAATAGACAATATTGAATTAGCATACTCTAATTATGAGATTTTTGGTACTAATACAGGAAATGGTGTCTCTTTTATTACAGGTGAAACTGTTACTCAAGGAACTGATATTACTGATGTATATGTAACAGGTGAAATATCTAAGATAGAACATCCTGGTGGATCTAATACTGCAGTATTGTATATTAATGATTCTACAGGAACTGATGGTATTGCGCGGAGTTTTGTAGTATCTTCTACATATCCTATTATTGGATCTGACTCAGGGGCATCATGGACAATATATTCTTCAGCAGCTGATTTAGTATTTGATAATAAACCATGGTTAACTAATGATAAGCTAAATAGAAACGATCCTGCAGCTCAAAATGCAACATTCTCTACAGAATCAGATGCTATTATAGATTTCTCTGAAAACAATCCATTTGGTGAACCATAATGTTTGAAACACCTTATTATAATCAACATATAAGAAACCTTGTATCTGTATTCGGTACACTCTTCAATGACCTTAAAGTACAGAAAAGAGATAGTTTAGGTAATATATTAGAAACAAATAAAGTACCACTCTCTTACGGACCTAAACAAAAGTTTATAGCTCGTCTAAAGGAAGAGCCTAATCTATCTTCATCAATAGCTTTAAAATTACCAAGGATGGCCTTTGAAATAACATCTATGGATTATGATTCTACAGCTAAACTTAATAAGCAGATTAAAGATACCTATGCTCATCCTACTGATTCATATAAACGACAGTATCTTAGAACATATGCTCCGTATAATGTAGGATTCCAACTCTCTATATTGGCAAAGAATATGGATGAAGGTTTACAGATTGTTGAGCAGATATTACCGTTATTTCAACCCGATTATACTGTTACTATTATAGAGAATAATAATATAGATCGTAAGACAGATATCCCGTTTGTTCTTCAATCAGTAGATATATCTGAGGATTATGAAGGTGATTTTGAGTCACGAAGATCTATTATCTATACATTAGACTTTACTACTAAATTAAGATTTTATCAAGCTGTACATGAAGCGGGTGTTATTAAGCACGTAGATGCTAATATAACAGATACTACTGTAACACCACAAATATTATTAGAAACTATTAATGTAGATGTTGATCCTGCTACTGCCAATAAAGAAGATACACATACTATAGTACAAACAATTGATTATTTTGTAGAGCACTAGTAATGAAAAAGGATATTGATAAGGATATTGATAAGGATTATGAATATATAAGATCATCACTCTATAATCTTTCTGATAAACAATCGGAAGGTATTGAGTTGATGATGGATCTGGCACGTGAATCTGAACACCCACGTGCCTTTGAAGTCCTTTCTAATATGATCAAAACTAATGCAGAAGTAGTTGAATCATTAATGAATCTACAGAAAGAAAAGAAGAAGATTGATGCAGTAAACAAACCCAATGAAGCTATTACTAATAACAATGTCTTTATTGGTTCTGCTACTGATCTACAGAAACTACTTGCAGATAAGAAAGAAGATGTTATTGAACATGAGAAGGAATAGTACTATATTCCCTGGGGCTGCATAACTAAGTTATATTATAACACACTTATAAGGTAATGTCAAGATGTTTTATTATATTATAAAGATAAAGTCTAATCTGATTAAAGTTGGTATAACTAAAGATCTAACTCAGAGAATGAAAGCGTATAGAACATCTGATCCACTACTATCATACCATAAAACATATGAACTTGATCTAAACAAAAAAGAAACATTAAGATTAGAGAAGTCTATACTAAATGAGTTAAAACGATGGTATCAATGTAGATCAGAAACAATTGAATCAGATAATACTAGAGCTATTGAAATGATTGTTGAAGGTGTAATGGAAGACTATGAGTTAGCATCAGTTGCTAATTCCCGTATGGGTGGTGAAACAGTTGAGGTTAATTTAAATGGAACTTATTAACGGACAAGCCGGTTACCTAGGTAATGTCAATGTAAAGAAAGATGGTATATCACATCAATGGTCACTTAATGAAGTAGAAGAGTACTCTAAATGTGTGGATGATGCAGCTTACTTTGCTCGTAATTATATTAAGATTGTTCATTTAGACTTAGGCCTAACACCCTTTGACTTATACCCTTATCAAGAAAAGATGTTCCAGCATTTTGAAGATAATAGGTTTTCTATAGTATTAGCCTGTCGCCAATCAGGTAAATCAATATCATCTGTTGTATATCTTTTATGGTATGCATTATTCCATCCTGATAAGACTATTGCTATTCTTGCAAACAAAGGTGCTACAGCACGTGAGATGTTATCAAGAGTAACATTAGCATTAGAGAACTTACCTTTCTTTCTTCAAGCAGGTTGTAAAGTACTTAATAAAGGATCAATAGAGTTTTCTAATAATTCTCGTATTATTGCTGCAGCTACATCAGGTTCTTCTATTCGTGGTATGTCTATATCATTATTATTCCTTGATGAGTTTGCCTTTGTAGAGAATGATGGTGAGTTCTATACATCAACATATCCAGTAATATCATCAGGTAAGACAACAAGAGTTATTATTACATCAACAGCGAATGGGTTAGGTAATGTATATCACAAACTATGGGAAGGCGCAACTACAGGTACTAACTCGTATAAACCATTTCGAGTTGACTGGTACGATGTACCGGGAAGAGATGAAGAATGGAAAAAAGAGACGATCGCCAATACGTCAGAACTACAATTCGAACAGGAATTTGGCAATAGATTTATTGGTGTAGGTAATACATTAATAACAGCTGACACTCTACTTCAATTAAGAGCAATAGAACCTATTCATAGACTCGATAATGGGGTTCGTATATATAAAGAGACAGTTCAGAAACATCAATATATAATGTTTGTTGATGTAGCTAAAGGAAGAGGTAGAGATTACTCTACATTTAATATAATAGATGTATCAGGTGATGTATTTGAGCAAGTTGCGGTATATCAAGTAAATACTATATCACCGTTATTATTCCCTGATGTCATACATAAGTATGCTAAAGTATATAATAATTGTTATGTAGTTATAGAGTCGAATGATCAAGGATCTGTTGTAGGTAATGAGTTATATTATGAATTAGAGTATGAGAATACCTATGTAGAATCTTTTGTTAAATCGAAAGATGTAGGTATTACAATGACACATAAAGTTAAACGTATAGGTTGTTCTAATATAAAGGATATTATAGAAGAAGGTAAGTTAACTATATATGATTCTAATACTATACATGAGCTGACTACTTTCATAGCAAAGGGATCCTCATATGAAGCTGGTAAAGCACATCATGATGATTTAGTAATGAATCTAGTAATGTTTGGGTACTTTGTACAACTAGGTATATTCAATGAGATATATGATATAAACATCAAGTCGTTAATATATGATGAACAACAAGCAGAGATAGACCGAGATATGATTCCATTTGGGTTTATTGATGATGGACAGAACGAGAGATCAACAGATTGGAATTTGTTATAGAAATCATGAATATTATAAATAATAATAATTGAGTACTAAACGTATAATGAATTCATATAAATTAATTTATTGAGGATAATAGAATGGGATTTCAAGTTTCACCTGGAGTACAGGTAAAAGAAATAGATTTAACAAACGTAATCCCTGCAGTATCAACATCAATTGGAGCAATCGCTGGAGCATTTCAGTGGGGGCCGGTTGG